TGCGGATTCTGCCAACTTCGTAGGTCATAGTTACACCTACGAAGGGGCACAGTGGGGGCGTATTGCGGACAGTCTCATGAACGCGAAGTCCATGAACCCCGTGATGTACTTTGATGAGTTGGATAAGATCTCTACCACCCCTCACGGCGAGGAGATTGTGAGTATGCTGATTCACTTGACGGATCGCTCGCAGAACACCCAGTTCCACGATCGGTACTTTGCGGGCGTTGACTTTGACCTGAGTCAGTGTCTGTTTGTGTTCTCGTTCAACGATGAGAGCAAGATCCATCCGATTCTGAAGGACCGCATGCAGGTCATCCACTGCAGCGGATACTCTGCTGAGGAGAAGAAGGTCATTCTGACGCAGTATGTGTGGCCTCAGATCCTGGAACGAACCAAGATCAGCGGGCTGACCATCAACGAGGAGGCTGTGAAGTATCTCATCTCCGAGTTCTCCAAGGAGGAGGAGGGTGTCCGGACACTCATGCGTGCTGTAGAGTCCCTAGTGACGCGGATCAATCTCCTCCGCATCGCAGACGAGGAGACTGCGAAGAGCTACAAGTTCTACACCAAGATCACTTTGCCGCTGATTGTCACGCCTGCTGTGGCGCAACACATTCTCCAGGATATGAACGCCAAGGAGCCCGAGGTGTGGCGAACTCTTTACACCTGAGTCCACTCAATCGCGCTCATCGGCACCGTAACAATACATGGGTTGTCGTCCCATGATGATACAACAAACCGAAGCTTGCCATCGGCCTGAATAGTCATACTCAAACAATATTCAATTCCCGTAGCCCGAAACGAAAAGGGCAAGGAAATAGACTTGGGCTTGTAGGTTTTTCCATCAAGCGACACGATACAGTGAAAGTATTTGCGAGGCATGTTATACTCAACAAAGTGAACTAGACACAATAGAGTGTCCCCTACACGTGACGGAACAGCCGAACCGCGTAGGTGTTGGAAGAACCATGGTGTCTCATGCGTCGTATGGAACTCCAATTTGTTTCCAACTAGCGTCCCTACGCGAAGAGGATTCCACGAATAGATGATATCCTCTGTACCATTGATGGGCAACCAGTTCTTCTCGCAATTGGCCCCCAGAGGAGACTCAATCAATCGCGTATCGGAATATGCGCTGCTGTCTAGATTGTATCGGCCCGCCACAATCAAAATATCCTTCTCATGATACTCACGCGAGGTAGAGAGAAACCGCATGGTATTCTTGCTGTCCCGATAAATCCGAATATCCTCCAAACCAAGAATGTGTGTCGGTACACGAGGAAGATCCACCGAACTGTCCTTCATGACTCGCGCGATACCGCCGCTGGACCACATAACGTTGTCCGTGCGCACGTGGTGGTTGGTTGAGTAATTACCCTTCTTCATATCGTATCCTCCCTTGTCGTCAATACTGTAATTCACGAACCGGACGTTGTCAATGCCATCACACGACGATACAGAGGAAGGGTGCATATCACGACCGCAGATGTCGCGCATGACCGGGTGGTGTGTTACCTCGCCGCCAATCGGCTCAATGTAGAAGGACATATTCTTGTACACATTGTCAAGGTTCTCCTTCCGCTTGAGGACATACGCAAGTGACTCACGCAATCCCGCACGCAGATTGCCGAGATAGAACATCGCAACCGTCATCTCATACTCAAAGAGTCCGTTGTATACGTTGGCCTCAACAAACAGCGAATCAGTTGATAGTGGAATGGCTCGGCCCAGCTTGGCGTAGTGATAGCACTTGTAGTGCTCGCCCTTCTCTCGGAAGTACTTTGCGAGCTTGTACAGGTTCTCGGCGCGATTGGGACGGAACTCGTATGCCTTGAGCATATACTTCTCAAACCGAATAGGATCCTCAAGCGTGAGCCACGATTGACCAATCATGTACAGTGAATACCATTGCTCCTCGCTCCAACCGCCAGCATTATACCGCCGCTTGTACATCGCAATGGAGTCCTTCCACCGACCCAGGCTGTGGTATGTTTGCGCAAGATAGAACATATACCGAACATTCTCTGGCTCATCTAGAAGGCCCTGTTCCAGAAGACGTGTATCGCGCTCAAACTTGTCGCTCTTACATCCGCCGTCGTTGTGATCTTCAATCCAACAGACGGTGTCTGCGAGTCCGGTTGTAGGACCGTCCCAGTACTCGTGCGTTACACCCTTACACGTCCACGGAAAGTTCATACGCACAAGACGTGTATTCGGATACTGAAGATGACCACTCTTCTGCATGACGGTGTATCCAGAACCCGTTAACTCCTGTTTGTGAAGATCTCCAGCATGGAAGACCATATCTGCGTCAATCAGCAGTCCATATGTGTCCGGATCAGCCTTGATGAACTTCTGTGCCTCAAGGAAGCTCATAGTCCGGTTGAACCCAAAGTTCTGCCACTCGGACTTGGTCAGGCACCCTTTGTGAGTCTTCAGGAACTCCTCCGCGATCTCGCACGTATTGTCGGTAGACCCTGTGTCGTGAATACAGAACGCATCCACGACATTCTCAACAGCCTTCAAGCAACGTTCAAGAATCTTGGACTCGTTGCGGACCATGAGAATTAAAACCAACTTCATTGCGTCTCTTTTCTGGAACTCGCCTCTTCCATGTAAACAAATATGTCTACTGAGTTTGTGAAACAGACAATGCGCGAGAACCTTACGCGTGTGCTCGTCCCCCACGTCGCCGACGGGTTCTGGAGCATCTACGACAATGCCAAGTCTGCGTGCGAGCGCAACAAGCAGCCCGAGAAGACTCTTCAGACATTCCAGAATCTCCTGACCAGTGTCCCCAAGTGGAATGATGAGACTTTGCGAAAGGAGGTGGATCGTATCACGGTAGCCTCCAAGTGTGACTATATTGAGGATCTGCTGCTCGGTGTTTTTGTGAGCTACATTCGGGCATTCGCCAGTCTCCAGCAGTCCGATGCCCTACACGTGAACATTGACTTTGAGCGACCGACGGTTGAGAAGTTCATTCAGACATTCTACAGCACATCTGCTCGCAAGTGCTGGAGCCAGGCGTACTTGTTCAACACTATTGGTATTCCCGCAACCCAGCAGGCGCGCAATCGTCGTGATATTGAGGTGATGTTGGAGGCAACCGTCAATGAGGTTGTGGACAGCTTCATCCCGTGGCGTGCGATCAGTCAGGCATACTTCCGCCCCGGCCAGACAGCGACGGCTCGCCCTGATACTCCCATGCCCGTCGTCCCACCGGTCCAGTTCGCCGAGAAGCCCAGTGTCCGAGAGTTTGACACAGACGAGGAGGATTCCGAGGACGATGAGCGGCCGAAGATGCAGGTTGGCGAGGATACCACGCTGGAGGATGACGACGATGTGTCGGTGAGCACCGAGGATGAAATCGCAGCCAAGGCCACCGAGACGGTTGCGTTGAACTTGTAAAACTCTCAAACTTGCCGCTGAACAAAGATGGATACATACACATTAGCCATCGTTGCCGGAGCAGTCGCAGTCGTCGCGTTCGTGTTTTACATTTGGGATCGGTACTCCAAGGAGCAGCCGGTTGATTGGATGGATGCGGGCAAGCTGGCACTCAGCGCCGGTGGTGTCGCGAGCGGTGTCGCCTACGCCGTTGGGTCGGACGGTGCGACTGACGCAGTAGAGGCCGTGACCACTGCTACACAGGATATGTTTGTTGGGAAGCCGGAGTTTTAACGCTACCGATCAATGAATAGAAATGTGGATCATTTTTCGGAATTTGAGTACATCCTACCATGACCGCCCCGACAGACATGTGTATGACGTCGTGGAAGACTCGTCCATACTTGACTTCCAGAAGAATCTAGGAGATGGAACTCGTCATCCCCTCCATCAAGACGTGTTTTTTCTACAAGATTTCTTTGAATCAAAGACTGGTTCACGTTACTATGCTCGTAAATATGAGCCGTTTATGACTCAATATATAGACAGGCCGAGCCGACGGTCACCGATGGCACCCGATAGAGGGACAGTTTCACAATCTCCCGTCTGGGAGTTGCTGAATCCTTGCAATAACGCGCAATAGCCTTATACAAATCAAATCCATGATACCTGTCATGGCGATCACGTTCCTTTCGGAACATAATAGACGTCCCATCTGGCTGCGTCATCCATTGTTTGAACACCTCAAACAGCGGATGTGTGTATGCGTGATCCGGTCCGTCTGGAAACATATCCCAAAACATGGACGTCGCAAACCGACACAGATCAAAGCTGGGGTTCGGTGGGATCCGAGCATGATCCTGCGTGAAAAACGGCTCCATGTTGTATTGACCCGCAGCCTCCTCGCCGGGCTGAAACTGGCTGCTCACAAACTGACGTGGCTCCTTCATGCCACATAACCGGATGGATGTAATAGCCCGATCAAAGTCAATGATCTTGATGGTGTATCCATACGTAGGAACCTGGAAGCACTGACCCGCAAGTTTGTAGAACAAGAACTCCGCATCGGTCGTAACATACATCACATTGTTGCCATGGAGATCATTGTGCGTGAATCCATAGTTTCGCTGCGCATAGGCCAGTGCGAAGACGATCTGCGCAACCCACGCAGTGTGCTTCTCAGGCTCTGAGTGCTTCTCAAGAAGATCATAGAATGTTCCCTCGCACTTCTCCATTACAGTCGTAATCACTGGTACGTCCGTAAAGGTTGCCCACGCAAACGGCTCATCTTCGCCCTCATCATCCAGACCTTCCTCACTGACTTCCGAACAGTGACACGACTTGATCTCAAACTCATCATCTGATTCCTCGGAACTTGCCTCATCGTCTGCGTCGGAGTTATCGTCTATATAACTGTGGGAATTCGTGTGGCTGCTGTGCGTGCTCATATGCTCGGCATCAATATCCTGGATTCCATCAAGCAGAATGTCCTCTCCAAGCGCGAGGGCCGCGCGCTGTCCACGCGTATGCTTGAACTCGGCAGCACCATTCGCATCCCGCAGCTTCATGTCAAATGTCTTCCCGATATTGTCGGTGAACCACTTGCGTTCCGACATCTCCTCATAGTCCTCCGAAATATCAATCGTATGGGACGTCGCAAGCCCGACATACACACCATACACCTTGGGGAAATGGATACATCCAGACTCGGACAGAGCGATGGAGGACAGAGCACCAACGTATCCCGCCGTGTTGGGGCTCTGTAGATTCTCCTGCATATCCGCTGCTACATCCTCGGGCTTGGGTAGACCAATCGTTCCGTAATCACCGCGCATCCACTTGAAAGGGCTCAGAATCATTGTGGTCTTGCGGTGGACCTCTACCGACTTTCCCTTCACCTGAATGTGATCAGCATCTAGGACCTTCTGGATCTCATCTGTCAGACGAACCCCATACTCCTGGAGATTCGCAAGCGTCTCTGTCTTGAAGAGCTTCTCCAGAGGAGGGAAGAAGGGTTGTGCGTTCTTGATGTTCCAGGCAGATGTGTCAAGCTTGGGATACTTGTGCAACTTCATTTCGGTCGCAGTTGTGCGAATGTCTTTTCCCATTGTTCACCCCCTCGGAGAACCAAACCGGAATCTAAACGACGGCGCACGTCGGTTCCACGTAGTATAAAATGAAACACAAGAAATAATGAACTTTCAACTTCGGAAGTTTGATATGGCGATGATCACCGATAGGTGCGAAATTGACAGCCGCAAAAGTCCAATGATGGTAATTATTGGCAAGAAGGATACCGGCAAATCGTTTTTGGTTCGTGATATCCTGTTCAACACGCAGCGTCACTTCCCCGTAGGGACTGTGATTTCTGCGACAGAGATTGCCAACGAGTTTTTTCAGAATATGGTTCCGTCCAAGTTCATTCACGACAAGTACAAGCCCGAGATTGTCCAGCGTGTGATTCAGCGCCAGGCCAACATGAAACAGAAGCGTAACCAAGACAAGACCGCGCGCGGCGGATCTTCCACAATTGACCCTCGCGCATTTCTGATTCTGGATGACTGCCTGTATGATGCCAAGTCATGGATCAACGAGGAGTCAACTCGGTTCGTGTTTATGAATGGTCGTCACATTGATATGATGACCATAATCACCATGCAGTATCCTCTTGGTATTACGCCAAACCTGCGAACCAACGTTGATTTTATCTTCATTCTTCGTGAGAATATCCTGGGGAACCGTAGAAGGATCTACGAGAATTACGCAGGCATGTTTCCGACCTTTGATATGTTTTGTTCGTTTATGGACCAGTGCACGGAGAACTACGAGGGGCTGGTCATCTGTAATAACGTATCCTCCAACAAGCTGGATGACCAGGTCTTTTGGTAT